CAAAAGGCGGCGTTTGAAGCGTGGGTGGAATCAATCAAAAATATTCTGGACGGAAACGCAGCCGGAAATCTGCTTTTGCTGATCAACGAGAAAATGCAGAAAGTGACCGTCGGGGCAGCATGCGGCGTCGCATATCTGGAGATCGAAGACGGCTTGAACTTAGCACTTGCCGGGTTCACTGCATGCGACACGACATTCAATACAGACGGAACAATCACACAGACAGACAAGATCGGGAATGTAAAGACCACGACTTTTGTTTCAAAACAGAAGATAAACGAAGAATATGTGCTGGCGTCCGGCGACAGATACACAAAAACAACGACATTCGGATCAAACGGCATAACAGAAAGGATTGTGAAAAATGAGTGATTTTGTAGCAGCAAAGTATATTCTGGATAACATGAAAAATGGAATTGCGCCGGACGATGTAGAAGCGATCAACGTCATGGCAATGGACGGCGGGGCAAAGATCAGAGTAAGACCGCCAAAAGACACAGTGATTGACAATCAGCTGATCTGCACCGTAAAAGGCTACAGACTTTTGATCAAAGAGGGAGCAGCACCGGAAACAGAGGACGACGGAACGCTGATCGAAGAAGTGACGCAGCTTGACAAGTACAAAGCAAACGCGCTGCTGCATTCTGGGCTTGTGAATGGCACGACTTACTATGTGGCAGCATTTCCGTTCAATGATTACGGGTTATTCAATCGGAACGCCGCAAACGTAGCAAAGGTTGTGCCGCAGGCATACACGCTTTTTGGATATTATGACGATCTGACAGACAGCAACCCGGAAACAAAGATCCACTACATTGAAATGAATGCAGGCTTTGAACCCATGCGCGTTGTGGCTGACAATACGGGCGGCTGGACAGAAGGAACATGGAGCGAAGAAAACTGCTGGATCCTGCGCGGGAACCGTCCGTACATGGTGAAAAATGACGGCACGATTGACTATGAATTGTGTCACACAGACTATTCAAAGAAAATCGACGGCGTGACAGCTTCCGGCGTATCAAATGCGGCTTATGCAGGAAACGCCATGGCTACCATACCGCTGATCTGGGTAAAGAGATACACAGAAGACAACAAACAGTACCATTTATTCTGCGACACGCAGCTGGACGACGACTTCACAGCCGGAGCGTTCACACGCGCAGACGGATCAATCGAACCATACACGTTCTACCCTATGTTTGCGGGCAGCTTAATTTCAAACAAGCTGCGGTCGATCGCTGGTCAAGGTCAGATGAACAGCCAGACGGGT